GTAATGGATGACATTGGTCAGAAAGGAGTTTACCAGTGGTCCGACATCATAAATATGGTGTCTACTATTCGGTATCCTCTAAATTGCGCTGAAGCTCCGAAGAAAGGTACAAAGCACTTTTCTTCTTCTTTCTTACTCTTTACTTCTAATATCAATCCTGCTAACGTTACGTTAACAGCTGATTGCGGAATTACTGATAAGGAAGCGTTGTGTAGGCGCATAAAACTGATCGATTTCACTCACGTGGAATTCGTAAATGGAATTTGGACTGGAAATTGGACTCTCAAGTTGAGAGACACCAAAGCGAAGACTTGGACTGTGCATTCTGATAATGAAATAAAATCGAATGAACAGTTCCTGGATTCGCTTATGGCGACTTTTAACCATTTTTCTGTGAAACAAGATGTAACAAACTCATATACACCGAAAGGTAAAGTAGGTAGATTATATATCCCTAACAGACAAAATGACCCCTTCTCTTTAGATAGAAGAGGTGATATTGTCTGGGAGGGTAATATGATGCCTACCTTACGTGTTGAGGGAGTTCCCGAGCAAGTTTTCTTGCAAGGGGGTGATGAACTTAACATAGGTGTCCAGGCGGTAATACAAGATGAAATTCAGGATGCTTCAAAAGATATTTTAACTTTTGAACTCTTGGACAAGTTTTGTATGGAACCTGTTGCCGAGGCAACTTGGCAAAGTGAGTTTGTTAGACTTTTGTCTAACATTGCTGAATTTGTAAATAAATGCTTTACTTTTAATTTTTCAAGTTTTTCTAATTTTATGGCTCATCTTAAAGATCTCATTTGTAGACCTATATCTGCATGTATATCATCATTTTTAATTTTTTCTAGTTCTTTTATATTTTTGTGTTATTTTGTAATTTCTAAATATTTTTGTAAAGGTAAACAATTTGTTAATGACGTTATTTATGTTAATAAACCTGTTAAGAAAATCTCGCGAACAGACTGGATCCCAGATGCTTTTTCATCTGTGGAGGAAGTTGTTTATGATAAGGTTTCCACCTTGGAGAGGGTTGGGGACTGCAAAGGAGTTTACTTCTTTGAGCTCACTGGTGTGCACAGTGAAGACGGCACCACTAGATCAGTTACAGGTATTGCTATTTGTACTGCTAAGGTGGCTGTCGTACCACATCATTATATCTCCCAATTTGATCTATCGAGGAAAGTTTTTATAACTGTAAAGACTGGAGATGGATCTGTGTTAGTAGATAATGCCAGAGTTAACCAAGTTTTCTCTGATCTACTAAATGATGTGGTGGTTTTGAACTTACAGATAAGCTACCAGTTTCCGAGACTTCGTTTTGGAAATTTGGATGGTGTAATGCAATTGGATAATGTATTCATTGGAACACCTTATGGCATTTCTAAAACTGGTGGATCTTTCACTAATTTAGGATACAAATCTAATTATTATGTTCAAAACCTTAAATACCCTTTGTTTGCCGATGACATTGTCTCAGATATGTCAATTAAGGGTCTATGTGGTTCCATCTATTATTGTATGATAGAAGGTGGATATATACCCATAGGAATGCACGTAGCCGGTAGCACAGACGGCAAAATGGGAATTTGTAAAAAGTTCTCTAAGAGTCTTTTAAGATTTTTGACAGAAAGACCAAATCATGCTACCGCGATCGTCGGAGGGGTACCTGGCATGTCTCTTGCCAAAACCAACGTTGATTTATATCAAAACATACCTGATAGAACTACTTACGTAGAATCTGCCATATCAGGTATATACCCCAAAGAGCGTGTACCAGCCAATTTAAAAGTTTCAGTGAAGGAAATTTCGAAGAAATCTCTTACGATTACTAAGAAAGTGGACATTGAAGCCTTAGATTATGCTGAGTCATTTATTAATGTGTTAATACCGGAATTTACTAAAAGTTCTGAACTTGAAGTAGTAAATGGTATTAAATCTCAAGGGATTACGATTGCTAATCCTATTAATAAAGAGACCTCTTGTGGATTTGGATATGACTTGAAAAAGGATGATTATCTGGATTATGAGAGAGGGGTTTTTAAACCCTTTTTGAGAAAAAACGTTAATAAATTACGCTCCCAACTGGCACAAGGCAGCGTCCAAGTATCAGATGCGATCCACGCTGAGATACTTAAGGATGAGTTGCGAAATGTAGAGAAGGTTGACAAACCTCGTAGTTTTAA